GACAACTACGTTGTCTTCGACTTTATCGATAAGACAAACCTTGGCGATGGTGTCCACATGGGCGATGTCGTTCACGTCCCCTTCATGAAGGAGATCACCGACAGCACCGCCACCAACACTACCGTTGAAAGCGCATCGGCTATTGACGCTGTTGACGTATCGACCGTTGACGTGTTGGTTGACCGCTACCTGCGTAAGGCGGTTGGTGTCCAGGATGTAGCCGCTACTCAAAGTAAATACGAATACCGCGCACTCTACACTGAGCGCCTTGGTCGCTGGATCGCCCGCGCACACGATGAGGAAGCTATCAAGAAAGCTATCGCTGCATTTACAGCTAGCAAGATTGCCGCTAGCGGTGCAGATGGCCACTTGAGCTACAAAGACATCGTCGCTGCGATGGCTCAGCTTGACGCTAACAACATCCCAGAGGATGGTCGTGGTATTTTCCTCAACGGTTACGCACGTGCTGACCTCCGCAACATTCCCGAGTTTACCTCTTACAAGGAAACTGGTGAGGCTGGTCTTGTCAAGAATAAGGGCTATGTTGGCCACTTCTTCGGCACCCCAGTGTACATCACCAACGCTTTGACAACTGATGCGGTTGGCGGCAAGCGCACGAGCCAGATCATCGTCATGCACAAGACTGCCCTTAAGGGTGTTGCCCAGATGGCTAAGACCGAAGGTGACCGCGACAAGCTCGCTGGCGTTGACTACGTTGTTGCATCGACCCTGTTCGGTGTCGGCGCAGTTCGCCCAGAAGCCGGTGTGATCATCGAGCGCAAAGTTACTAAGGAATAGTAACTAGACCCTAAGCCTCCTCCCGAGCGGAGGGGGCTTATTTTAAGATAAGGAGATAATAATGCTAAAAGATGAGACTGTAGATAAACTAGAAGAATCCGGCTTTAGGATCGACTGTACCATTGATGGAATCTATATATATAGTGGCGACAAGTTAGCCGGGGTGGTATTCCTAGATCACCCTAGTAATTCATGGATCGGCGGCGAATTGATTCGCACGATATGGAACTTAGGAGATAACGCACTGACTCCGATATTCGAGTTGATAGCATTCAAGCAGAGTCGAGGGTATATGCCTGACCTGTTTATTTTAAAGACTGATGCGGGGTTTGTTAAGCGCGGTGAGTCTCTAGGGTTTACACGGTCCGAACCGACGCTATTCACTAAAAGCCAACTAGACAGAGTACGTCTGCGCGTAGCTGCGCTTAATCCTGTAACGCATAAGGTGAATTAACTATGACAAAATGGGTAAACAATAGCGCGTGGAACGCGTTACTTGCAAAAATAAACACTGCAAATAAAGTATTAATCCTCCCCTCTTACACGAATGACTACAACACCGCTAATAGCCAAAAGCTCGGCGAGGGATCATATTCTACGTCGTCGCAAACATTCCCGACGGCTGGCGAGCGAGTAGTCACTCTTAACCCGGCTAATAACCTCAGTGTCACAAAAACCGGTACGGCCACTCATGTTGCATACGTAAACGGCACTGAGATGCTATTTGTAACCGACATTGCAGGGCAGGCGGTGACTCAAGGTGGCACGGCTAACCTCACCGGAGTACAGCTGAAGGCAGAGGATATTTAACATGAACGGCAGTCTCGCATCAACAACATTAAAGACTGTCTTGCCGGCAGGGCAAAAAACGATAGAGATAGATCCAGATGATTTTAGGAGTTTTGGTGAGGCTGATTATTTTGGGTACTACATCACACTCGCACCCGCGGACAAATTCCCTACACTCGCCAACTGCGAAATAGTATATGTATCACGCCACGAGAGCAATACGCTCATCGTCGAGCGCGGCATGCGGGGCACGGCGTCAAAGACCTTTCCCGTTGGATCGCTACTTTATCGCGGAATGTATCGTGAGAACGGTGCAAATGTTGGCGACATATTCATGACTATGAGGGCAACTCCAACACCTGGGCGACTATTCATGAATGGCGCAGACGGTTATCGAGTAGAGCAATATCCTATACTCGCAGCACTTGTTGAGCAGTACCTATCGTACGGCGAAAGGACAGGCCCTAATACGTTTAAGTTGGCCGACTTAAGAGGTAGATTCCCTTACGGCGCACCAATAGGCGGCTCAGTGGGGCAGCGCGGGGGAAGTGCTGAAATAAACTTAGCCCCCAACAACTACCAAACCAATACATGGATGAGCCAAAAGATGAGTCCGACAACCAGCCTGTCTGGAGCGGTAAACGCCGGTAACCAGTGGGGTTTTCACCTACATACAAAAACGGATAACCCAAACGATAGTTCAGCTAACGTTCCAGTCAAACACCTACCGCCATACTTTAGTGTGAACTATGAAGTAGTAGCGGGGTAGCCTATGCGGTTTTTTGCCGATAGATTCCCTAATCTGTCACCATTTTACAAAGAGCACTGGGAGAACGGTAAGTACTACGCCGAGAACGATGAGATAGTCCTAAAATCAGACTCATTTGCCGACCACTATTTAGGGCTTAAAGGCTTTCAGGGTGAGGATAACGTAGAGCTATTAATACGCGCCAAGTTCGAATACAGCATCCATAAGCAGGGACTCATGATGGTGCGCGGGTCGAGCTTTATAGACCCCAACACAAGGCAACGAGTGGCAACAGGATATGTATTGTCTGTATACCACAAAAATGGCTCGCAGCGCCTACGGCTAGATGACAATATCGAACGCGGCCTCGAAGTGTACAGTGACAAAACCCTTAGGGCCGACGTATGGACATGGTTCAGGTTTAGAGCTGAGGGAACATGGCTAAGAGCTAAGGCCTGGGAAGATGGCACTAGCGAGCCCACCGGCTGGGATATAGCAGTATCTCAGAGTAGGTGGGAATATAACTCGATAGGGGCGAACGGATTGAGCATGGCGTCCGGTGGAGTGGTGCGGGTTAATGTCGTATCCGCAAGTACGCTACCATTGCCACCAGCTGTTGCTAGTGACTTTAGCCCGCGCCCGTCGCCGTATACGCTAACCAGCGACTTTGCAACTGGTGCGCCAATGGGCGGATTCCCTGCCGGTGGTGCATATATAAACCCCAAGCCCAAAGTTTATAGCCTTGCTGGTAGCAAGTCAACTGAGCGTCTAACGATTAAGCCTCCAACCTTAACCGGCAATGGCCCAAAGTACAGTCTTAAAGGTAGGCGCGGCTGGGTGCATCTTGTATTCAAGAAACAACCAACACTTACCTATACGCCGCCCAAGCCAGGTGAATTACGCCCTGCACAGGTTGTAGAACGTCTAGCAATTAGACCTCCTACGTTGTCCCACACGGGCCCCGTATTCACCCTTAGACCGCCTAGAATTGCTGAGAGGATAAATATATCATCTCCGACTCTAACGGCTCATACAGCGTCTCTCCTGCAGCCTGAGGGGGTATTACTAAGGGTCGGTATTAGCAGTCCGAGTGTTATATTTATACCAAAGCCCGAGGTACTAGAGTTAAAACCTCTACCGATAACTTTGCGGCTAACAATAACGCGGACTAATAACTTATTGGATCCAAGTGTATATAACATTGAATACAAACAATATAAGCCTGATTATGTAGGAATAAAAGCATATGAAGGCGGAACATTGAACACTGATCGATACCGCCCCGACACAATAGAAACGGGCAAGATCGATAGTATCGAACTAAATACAAACAGATATAAGCAAATAGTAATTAAATAGAAAGGACTTAAGATGTCAAATTCATTAAGCCGTTTTAGCCCGACAAATGTCTGGAATTCAGCCCCAGAGGGAAGCCTTGGACTAGTACTCGTACCTAGCGGCGGCGCATATACAGTAGAGGCCACTAGCTCGAATGGCGGTCACGTGCCTAAGCTCGGAGAGAGCGATAGCAGCTGGCAGGAAATTGCAGGCGCAAAGGGCATCTGGGTATACCGTCGCTATAATGGAGTGTTATTTATCAAGCCAAAAGGTGCATATAGTTCAGTGAGTGGCCTAGCTCTCGGAGAGACCCAGATTCTCCAGATTCCTCAACCGTACCGTGACGGCCTTGAGACTGCAGCCGCTTCGATAGTGCATACAGCTACAAAGAAAACCGACGGGTCGGCAATCATGGTTAACCAGTTTGGCCAGTTAAGTATCACCTCGGCTACGGCTAATGGTTCGTACACCATCCCAACACTCGCAATTCCTTACTCAAACATTGGCTAGGAGCTTAAATGACACTCGCCGATTTACGCAAGCGGGTGATGATAGATAAGCTGGACGACGAAGACTACGAACCAGAAATCATTGACAACTTTTTGAATGACGCCCAGCGGGATATATTCAACCAATTTGAACTACCATTTATGGAAAAGATCTTTATTGGCGATGTACCCGCTGGCACGTCTATCATTAAGCTGCCAGATGACGTTAGCCGGGTAGAGATGCATGCAATGAGCGGTGTACCTAACTTCTTTCAAATGAAGCGAGAGTATCGCGACTTCTTTATGCGATTTGCAGATGCGATGAACAACAAACCGCATGCGCCCTACTACTGGACTGAATACGCCGGCAATATTCTATTAGACGCCCCAACCGATAAAGAATACAAACTATACACGTATTACTACAAGAAGCCAAATATAATGGCCCAAGATACCGATAGGCCCGATATCCCTGAAGAGTTTACCGAGCTACTCATTCTTGGTGCACTCCGTCGTGTGCATGACCGTAACGAAGATATGGATCTATCTACTCAAGTGGAGAACCAGTACCAAGCTCAATTACAAGAGATGGTCACCCGCTTTGGTATGCGCGATGCATTTGGCCCTGTTAAGATGCGTAATTTACAAATATAGGAGGATGAATGGCGCAGCAAGTTAAAATTGCTACCCA